GCTTTGGACCGCGTTGTAATTATTTACAAAGAGTTTGCTGTTCACATGCTTTCCGATGACGGTACTTCCATTGTTCAACAGACTCTTAGCGCTGAAGTGGGTGCCCTGTGCGACAATGCTGTTGTCGATCTTGGCGGCAAACATGTCTTTATGGGCCACAATGATTTTTATTTCATTGAGGGTCAATCTGTTCAATCTCTACCGAACCCCTGTAAAGAGTTCTTGCTTGGACCCGATGGAGATTTGGATAAGCCAAATTATTTTGGGGTAATCGGGCACCACAATAAAGAACAAACATGTGTCTATTGGTTTTACCCAAGCAAAGACTACGCTCAGTACCAGTTTAAACCTACAGATTTTAAACCTGTTTGCACTAAATGGGTTTGTTGGAACTACGTTACAAATACTTGGACAAAGGGCGAGCTACTTCAAGTTAATTCTACACGTAAGGTTGGTATTAGCTGCGTACTTAAGCCTGATCTAGATAGTTCTGGAGCGCTTTCATACTTGGCGTTCGGTGTGGAAAGTTCAAATGCTTTAACTAGTGATGACCCAGTTACATGGGGCAGTAATTTTGACGGTAAGTGGGTTAGTAACGCCATTACTGGAACAACCAACCGCAATGCAGCGTTCTTTAGTGTTCTTTGTACAAACTCAGATAATACATACCGTAAACCTCTGCATCAGTTGGCCGGGGATTACTACACTGCAGACTCCGGTGACAGGCTAAAGGGAGAATACGTATCTAGATTTCCTGTTGGGGAAGTTACGGATGCTACCAGTGTAGAGTTTTTGCAAAACAATCTTTATTCAGATCCGGATACGGCTACCGATGGAATTATTTGTACGATTAGAACTGGCGATTTTGGCGATGGCGTTAATCTCAAGTTTGTTAGGGGCATCCGCCCTCGTTTTGTGGGAAATGTTACTCCTACTTCCGTAAGCTGCACAGTTTATACTAGAGAAAACCTAAGCGAGGACTGGGAGCAGTCTTCTACATCCTATGCAGGAACTGCAGAATTGAACTCTAGCTCCCCTTATTGGTTTTCAATTCGTTCAAATTCTAGGTATCACCAGTTTGAGTTTATTTTTACTGGTTCAGCAGAACTTTCAGGATACGACATTGACTATGACGATTCGGGTACGCGATGAAGGGGACAATCACACGACACAGGCTGGACATTCCAGCTCCGGACGACATCTGGAACAGGTTTCTGAAACGGATGTTGGACATATTCCAGAGGGAAACCCAAACGGAACTGTCGTGGATCAACCATCGGTCGATGACAGCAGACGTATCGACAACAGCAAAGTTTCGAGTGCTGTCCCCGATAATGCTTCTGGACGGAGGAAGCAGTGGGGCGGAAGTGACAATAACGTTAGCGTCAGACATGCAGTCCCCGGAGAACTTTCACGGTCCCTTATTCCTGAAAAACGGGAACACCAGAGACATCAAGATAGTGGCGAGCAACAACAACAATATACAGATGCAAGGGAACGATACGGAAGTAGCGATGTTCGTAAAGATCAAAGGATCGTGGAACATCGTAAACACGATTTCCTAAAAGAGTTTGAAGCAGTACGTGTAGAACCAGAGCACGTAGAAAACTGGTGGCCGTTAGTACAAACGGGGATTGAGTACACGGTTCGAAAAACTGGAGCACCGTTTAAAGCTGAAGATGTAAAGCAATACTGCCAGCGAAATCTAGCTTGGCTGCTTATTGCGTATACAAAAGACGGTACATACGCGGGATGTGTTGTTATTGCCCAGTCAGCATTGGACAATTTTGCGACTAAACCCGAGCTGTTGATATGGGTAGCTTATTCCAAGACCCCCGGAGCAGCAGAATCGGTATTGAAAAAGGTAGAGGTTATCGCCAAAAAGCTTGGTTTCGGGTATATTGTGTTCCATTCTCCCCGAGATGGATGGCTTCGTAGAGCCAAGGATCTTGGTTTTACACTCAGAGAAAGAGTGTACGAAAAAAAGATAGGATGAAATTATGGGCGGTTCAACTCCCAGAAATACTACAACAACAGTAAAACCTTTCTATGGAACTGAACATACTTATGAAAAGGTTCACGACAGGTTTGACACTTCGCGCTACGATCCCGTTACGGGTCAACCACTTGCTTACGGTGGCCCCCGCATGGCGGATACGCAATTCGATCCTATGGAGCAGCAAGCTTACAACCGCACAATGGCGCTATCTTCAGGACCAAACCAGTATGCGGGTTATGCAGGTCAGCAAGCAGCCAATTTGTATGGTTTGGAAAATCCCGCCGCGACCAATGTAACGCTTAATACTTTGAACTCGCAATTTTTGTCTGACCAGAATCCTGCGTTTCAAAGCATGGTCAGCAGCATCGGTGACGCCGCCAAAGAACAATACAATATGGCTACAGGGGAAACGTCTGGAATGTTTTCCAACCGAGGGACCTTTGGCGGTTCTCAACACAGAGCCTCACAGGGTAAGAATGATGCTGCTTTAGCAAAATCGTTGACCGATCAGATTGGTCAACTTCGATATGACGACTACGCCAATCGAATGAGCATGCAGCAGCAGGCTGCACAGAATGTTGCTACCCGAGGCGATTCTTTTAACTTGGCAGGTGCTGATGCTCTTAGATATGCAAACGCTGATCGTCTAGCCAACATGGGTGGTTATCGTCGTCAGTCTGTTACGGATCCAAATCAACAACGAGCCTTTGATTACGCAGGTAATCGATTTAATTATTATCAGAACCTTCCTCTGCAAGAAGCTCAGTTGCTTGCTGAAATGAATAGGGGAACTGGAGGAACAACGACAGCAAGTATGCCGGGTCCTTCAGGTATGCAGCGAGCAGGGCAAGGAATTGGACTATTTACTGACGTTGTTGGTCTGTTTTAGGAGGTACTAAAAAGTGCCTTGGTCAGGAACACAATATCAATATGCTTTAGTGCCTCGTTATGGAGACGTAGGTGGTTCGATAGACGAAGGGTGGGGGCAGTTTACTAAAATTGTTAAATACCCCGTGGGTATGTCTTTGCAGGGAGCAGAAAACAGTGGACTACTCGAACCGATTGAAGACCCCGGACTTGCTTTAGAATTACTTCAATCGGGAAAAGTTCAGGGCACCGAAGATCTTGATCCTTCATATCTTGAGGACCCAGCATTACTTTCACAGCTAACAGGAATTCCTTTTGGTGCTGCAGGTGATGGAACTGTATCTACACTTGATCCTGTAACGGGTGAAATTGTACGAACTCCTGCAGGAGAAGAAGAAGAACTTGCTACCGAAGAAGAAGAACTTTCCCCCGCAGACGATTTAGCTCAAAGAATTCTAGACGGAGAAATTGGTCCTAATTCTTATTTTAATGCAGCTACAGGAGAATGGACACAAGGATCTCCGCTATCGCCCTTAACGGGAGGATCTCTTACTTCAGCTCCTTCTATTGCTGGAGTAACTTCTACTCCGGATGTCTATTACCAAAATCAACCTACTGCTGTTGGTCAAACTGGCTATGTTCCAATTGTAGGAGATTCTTTACTTAAAGGGTCACAATATTCTTTATCCCCGCAACAAGCTCCAGTTGATTTAAATAACGATGGAATTATTTCTGATCAGGAAGCAGCAGTAGGGTTTAATCCTTTTGATCCAAATACTCCTGATAGAAATCTTGCGGAAGAACTGGCAGAAGTAAACCGCTACGGCCATCTTCGTTTTGATGCGAATGATCCAGCAAGCTGGCTGACTTCCGATGAAGAGCGAATGATCCCTATCCTTAATGAAGGGTATTACGATCGATATAAAGATTGGTTTGGTCAAGGAGTCGATGCGCTACCCGAAGGGTTTGAAAGACCCGCCGATGTTTTGTTGGAGCCGGGTCGTTATATTCCCGTAAATCACCCTAGCTATTACGATTATCACAGAGCGCTTCGTTCGGGGAACCAACAAGGGGCGCAATGGATTTTAGATCTTTTTGGCGTAGACGGAGACGTTCTTAAAAGCGTAGAGCCAAACGATCCCATATTTCAGACCCGAGAAGATACTACTCCATGGGCTGATTTTTCGACGGGAGAGTTGCCGCAGATTAAGAATCCTCCGCCTTGGCATCCTGCACATAACCCACGCCTAGATATTATGGGTCGCCCAATTACATCGGGGGGACTTGGTTGGGGTACTTGGTTGCAGATGAATAGCATGGATCCAGAAACAGGTATTCCTGTTAATCCAAATTGGGATAACGAGTATCAAGTTCCGCTTACTTCTGGTCTTTTAGGGCCAGAAGCAGGATCAAACTTTGAAACTTTTGTAAATAGTTTTGATCCTGCAGCAACAGAAGAGCAGCATGTATATCGTACTCCTGCTCCGCCAGTTGATACGGCGCAAACGCAACAAAAAACTAGTGCAGTTTATTCAGATCAAGCTTCTTACGAAGATGATTTTGGGTCTGTAACTGCTTTAGGTAATGCAATAGAAGAAGGAGCTTTGCCTCCTTTGGAAATGGGTGCAGGAAAAGGAACTCCTCTTCAGCAAGTAATGCCCGGACAGTCTTCTTATGTCGATCCTTACGCACAAGCTCCTGTAGAAACTCCTTTGCGTAGTGCTGTAGCTGCTCCTGCAGACGGTACTATTAGCTCTCCAGCTAATCGCGGCTTGTTTCCGAGGAGGATGTAATGGGTTTTGTTGGTCCCTTTAATCCAGACACTCCTACTAATCCAAACACTCCTACAGCATCGCCCTATTGGTCGATAAGCCCTGAAGCATATTATGCTTTGGCGCGTATTTGGAGAGATACTAGCTTACGCGACCTTGAAGGTAAGCAACAGACTTTGCGTGACTACTGGCTACAGGATCAGTCAGGAGATCAAACTTATAATTACCTAAAAGCCATGGGGTATTTAGATCCCAGCAAGGTGGATCAGCAGTGGTTTCAAAATACTGTGTGGCCTACTTGGAAACAACATGGCTTGGGTAAGCTGTACGAAGATAAGACAATTCGTTTGAATAGCAATTTGTCTGGTTCATACCAACCGCCTCACATTCCTGATTCTATTCCTAAGCCCGCACCCAAGCCCGCACCCAAGCCCGCACCTAAGCCCGCACCTAAGCCCACACCCAAGCCCACTCCTCCACCTAGAACAAACCCAACTCGTCCCAGAACCCCAAGTTCGGGTATAACTCCAAGCCGAGGAGCGATAAAAACTGGCTTTGGAAGCACATTTAATAGACGGAGAATGTAATGGCATTTATTCCAGCAATTGTAGCAGGCGTTTTGTCTGCAGTTCCCGCAGCAGCAGCCACGGGCCTTGGATCATTAGCTACAGGGCTAGGGTCGGCAACCGGTATTGGAGCATTAGGTAGCGCAGGATCTGCACTAACGGGCCTTGGTACCACGATTGGTAGTGCGGGATCTGCGTTAGGTGGAGCACTGGGCGCAGGAGCTACTGCAAATAGTATTGCAGGGGGACTTGGCTCTGGATTGGGTAATATCATCGCCCCAATCGCAGAAGGCGCTGGCGGATTTATTGGCGGAGAAGGATTAGGTTCTTTGGTTCAAGGCGTTGGCGAAGGTGCTTACGGTGCTTTGGGAGAAATTGGTTTGGCAGAACCTCTTGCCAATGTGGCACAAACTGGAGCGTCTTCGCTAGCTGATTCACTAGCTCCTCACTTGGGCAACGTAGCTCAAACTGGCGTAGATCTAGCAGGAAATGCAGTATATGGACCCCAGCAACCTATGCTTGGCGAGTTTGGTCAGAACATCCTTTCTGGGTTGGATAAATTTTCTGGCAATGTTGTAGATCCTTCTCGTATTGCACCACAAGAATCTGCAAACGCTCTTCAAAGAATTAATAATATGAAAAGAGTTTACGATTCGGCTGTCCATGAAGATGACCTTGGCCCTCGGCCCGGAGGAGATTTTTCAGGTGGCGCTCGCATGGGACCCCCAGAATCTATTAGGCACATTCCTTCGTTTACAGCAGATCCTTCTATTTTGTATTCTCCTGAAGAATTAAAAAATGCCGGCGTTCAATGGAGCAATACTTCCGTTACTGATCGTGTAGTTCCGTTCGGCGAACGCGATCTTGACAGGAGATTGCGGGAATTAAAAAGGAGAAGATTGTGAGCGACGACCCTTGGTACAATGCAATAAGAGGTGTGGCTTCTTCTTTTGCTCCTAAAAATTCAGGCAAAGCGTATTACGAAAATCTATCTCCTGCAGAAAAAGAAAGATTTATTCGTGCTGAGTACGAAGGAGTACAGCCCGACAGAAAATTTAGTCTTTTGCAGGCTGCGCGTCCTATTGCTGAAGCTCTTCAAGGCAGACCCCCTGTGCTTGGTCTTCGATCAGTTCCTCCAGATCCGAATAAAGATCCTCTAGGAATTGGAGGCCATAGTCTTGAATTTTATGGCCCTAGCGCAGACGAGTTGTTTTTTGTTGATAATCCCCAAGCAGGGGAGCCGAAGTACGTTATTAGAGATCAGGCTTCAGGAGAGGTTATTGAACGGTTTGTTCCCGGCTCTGCGGAATATGCAGCTCTTATGTACGCAAGAGAAACCTTGCCAGAGAGCGCTAAATACCTAGAAGACGCTACTGGAAATCGAATGTACTCCGGTCTTCAAGAGCTGCCAGAATTAACAGATAGTCCTGTTACTGTTGATAGTCATCCCTCACGAGCAAACGACCCACGCTATCAAGCATTGGGACTTCATCAGGCTGCTGTAGATATTACCGATGGACCAATGGGTCCTTTTGTTCCAGAAGGTCACGTAGATGACAGGGAAGAACGCGCACTAAATGAATGGCTCGCTACCAATCCTCCCGGTGGCGTTATGATTGAAGGCGATCCTGACAGTACTTCTTCAAGAGCAAATTTGGACAGAAGGCTAAAAGCCTTGAGGCGAATCGGCAGTGGCCTTATGGCGGGAGGACCTGATGAAACCTTGGCTGAGCTAGGTCGTCAGCAGCTTCGTCGTGCCGATGCCATGGAGCAAGAACAACTTAGACTTGCGGCAAGTAAAGAAGAAGCCGAGGCGCGTAGAGCACAACAAAACGCTCAGAATGAAATAACAAACAAACTCAATCAACATAAGTATGAGTTGGACGTTCATAAATATAACCAAAAAGCCTACACCGACCGCATGACGCTTGGACTAAAAGCCCAAGAATTGCAGCAAACCCTTGGCGCAGAGAATGGAAAGATTGTAGCTGCGGCTACGGGGGCAAAGAGTGCGTCTGAATTTAACAAAGCTTTAGGCGAACTTACAGGGATTCTATCAAAAGCTGATATAAAAATGCTTCGTGAGAACAAACAAAAATACGCAGAGTCAGACTTTGATAAAAATTTCGGTTCCCAGATGGAAGCTTTAACTACCGCATTGCAAACCGGAGATATTACGCCTTTGAGTATATTCTACACGGATGCAAATTACAAAAAGCTGGAAGCCTTGGACGAAAAGGACCGCAAAGCCGTCATGACTTCCGGACTTAATCTATTAGGTAGGGCAAGACAAACAATTACCTTTGCGGACCCACTCTCGGGAAGCAATTTTCAAACAACTCAGATTTACCAACTAGCTTCAGCAGCAATAGATCACCCCTTTAGGAGCCAAGTTTCTATGCAAAGTCTACTGGAGCTTGCAAATCGATAAATGTATTTATCTAACGCAAAACGCAGTATCCTTGAACATGAGGGTACAAGGCTACATGAAAGCTCTCCTAAGTTTGGTGATCCGGTACACGTTACTTACTATGATTCTTTGGGCTTTCTTACAGCAGGTTATGGTCACAGGCTAACTCCTGACGACCCCGAGTATCATTATGGGGAAGGACATCCTGTTCCTGATTTTCGAGCGCAAGAGTGGTTCGAAAAAGATTTGCCTTATGCAGATTCAGAAGCTCGAAGGGTTATTCCAAACTTCGATGTGTTTCCTGATGAAGTAAAAGCAAATCTGGTTGAGATGGCATACCAAATGGGTGGCGGCAAACGCGCAACTGAATCCGAAAAAGGTACTGGCCTCGCTGGATTTACAAAGATGCTGCGAGAACTGGATAAACCAACTCCAGATTACGACGAAGTTGGTAGGCAAATGCTCGATTCAAAATGGGCAAAGTCAGATTCGCCCACCAGAGCACTTAATCTAGTTTCTAATTTGCCTAAAACAAAAAGAGGAGAACCCCCTTCGGATTTTATTTCAACCTCCGATACAGAAGACGACCTACAAATGTATCGGAGAAAACGGATCCAAATGGGGTTTCCTTCTCCAGCTTTTACAGATCCGTTGGAAGAATCTTCACCTTCTTCCGCAAAAACTCCGACGCCATTTATTCAAAATTTCGGTCAGTACTCAAAAACTGAAACACCCGAAGTTGAAGCTGTATCTACTCCTACGCCGACTCTTCTGCCTACAAGTAATACTTACGATTCCGAAATCTTGAATATGCTAACTACGCAGGTGGATGTCCCTGCGGTAACTGCATCTGAAGATTATTCGTACAGGAATAAGATAATGGAAACCCTTGGCGATCAGCCGGGGATGGCTAATTTGACCGAAGCCGATTTTCTTCCGGGTAAATTCGGTGTCGATAAAACAATTAGTCCTGAAGAAAATTATGAAAAGAATGTTCTCCCCAAACTTGGGTCGTATTCTTTTCTGTATAGGACCAAGGGTCAAGATCGTAACTACGTTAGTTATTTAATGGACGGGGCCATGCCGGGAATGATTTATCTTCCCGGTCCTTTCGATGGAGTAAAAGCGGGGGATGTCCAGAACTATGGAGATCTTGGCCCTGCTATCCGCAAATACTACAAAGAACGTAGAGATTTGTACGCAGAAGACGGCTTTAATGTAACCGATCCTATTAAAGCATATATGGATACCGGAGTGTTTACGGTTGCCAACGCTGCAAACCAATCAATGAAGTTTGTAGATTACTGGTCTTCGGCCCTTCCAATAGCCATTGCTGGCGGGTGGAACTATCTCACCACTTCAGACGAAGAGAAGCTTGGGGAACTAATAGAAGATTTTCCGGGGTTTGATGAATACGTGAGTGCAGAGATGAAGTCTTTGCCCAAAGGTTCTACCGAAGAGCAAAGAACAAAAGCTCTCGAAACAGCTATGACTAAGTATCAGAACTTTATTGGTTCTGAAAAAAATCAACAAAGGCTGTCTGGAGTTTATTCGAAAATTTCTAAAAATTTGAATATTCCTTTTGAAAGAGTTCCAGAACTTTTGGGGCAACTCTCTGTAGGAAATTCTCCTTTTGCAGATAGATTACTGTCCTCTGCGCAAGCGCGTCTTTCTACAATTGAAGACGAAGACTATTGGGCAAAACCTTATTATCTTACGGGCAAAGGACTTACTGACGTAAAGCCTCCGCAAGAAGAACTTTACATACCCACTAGCAGAGCAGACATTGCACTAGATGTGACTATTGGTGGCGTAGCAAAAGGTTTGTCTAAAGCAGGGCTTAGTATTACGAGTATGTTGTTTAACAATTTTCTTGGATCCGACGCCAAAAAAGCTGCTTCGCTTTGGTTTAAGCAAGGAGAAAAACGTAGACAGCTAGATTTAATAGACAACCAACTTTTAGAATTGGGCGCTACTCATACTCTTGCTACTCGCGCTAGGGACCTTATTGCCAAGAAAATTGGTGGACGAGGAAAGGTTAAAAAACTTAATCCCGACGAAGACGTTTTGGAGAATGTGGATATTGGAGCGGCTGAAGAAACCGCAACACGCATTAATACTTTGCGGGACAAAGCTGCAGAACTCAGAAAAGCTTTGGATGCTGATGATGCGGCAATCAGAGAACTTACTCGAAGGGGATCAGTACCTGATGTAAGAAGAGTAGGAAAAAGAGCTAACAAAGCTTTTTTTCCAGATGCACCCTTTTGGATGCGATTGACTGACGAAGTAGCATTTACTGCTGCTGCTAGCAGCATGGCATCTAACTTTGTTTTTGATCCAAACCAAGGCGTTAAATACGCAACAGAAGAGGATATGGAAAGTGCATCTCCTTTGTCGCGATTCCTTATGGCAATGACACCGTTGCTTGGAGGAATTGCTGTTGGCGGATTCAAATCTTTTGATGAATGGGATCCTGTACTACAGGAAATTAAAGCTACAAATCTTAGACAAGCAACAGAGTTTCCTGAACAACTTAAGTCTGGTGA